GCACGAAGTTCTCGGTAATGCCCCGAACCTGCTCTTCGATGTTGGTGGGCTTCTCGGGTGTGTCGGCCATCATGCTTTCCTCCACTGCTTCGAATTGTCCCTCCCAAGTCCAGCCATCCTCTTGACCGTTATACGCCCAGTGATCTTTGTCCCACTGAATGAAAACCTGAGGATATCCATACTTGTCACGTTTGCGCTTCCTGATCCATCCCTCGTTGCCGGTACGACTGAATCCGTTGTAAAAGCTTGGGTCAACGTCCCCGCGTAGCTTGACGCGAGTATTGACGTTGAATCTCTGCTCGGGTAGGTTCATGTCGTTCCTGGTATCTATCAATTATGCCCCCGCTGGTGGATCTTGTACAGGGTCTAGGTCAGGCTTGGGCATCGCCGACGCCTGGGTCATGAAAACGTTCGCCAACTGTGTGCCGGAAGAGGCAACCATGCGACCCTGTTGCACGATAGCCCCATTGAGGGCGTTCACGATCTTGATCAGCGTATGGATCAAGAAGAAGGTTGCGAACCCAGCCCATGGCGTCGTTGCGTAGCCCAGGAATAGGCTGCCGAGCGCCAAGCTGGTAAGCGTCACATCCGAGATCGTTGCCAGCGCGAGTCCGAACAGGTAGTTGAAGAGGTATGCGGGTGCTGACGCGATGAGTGAAAGGACTGTTGGGTTTTGCTGTGTCTGGGTCACGTTGTTGCCCCGATGATCGTGGTGGATGTGTACAGTTCGTCCAGGATAGCAGACCGCGCCTCCTGGAAGCAATCCAGCATTCTGCGCATAGCTTCAGGCGGTACGCGCTCATTCCCCTTACGAGAAGCATTTCGACCAAGTGCTTGGTCTGGGTTGTTGAAGAAGATCAGGTGTGTCTCGGCGTCATAGTAGGCGGCGAGATCATGGAGTTTCCAGCGGAACCCCTGAGTCAGCCCTGTCGTATCAGCGACGACTAGTTTGCCCTCCTCCAGCATGTCACCTATGCGGCGATAGAACTCCGCAAACGTCTCCTCGTTGCGCTCATCCTGGTAATCCTCACCAGGCCATTTCTGCTTCCGGATCTCGTCACTGCTGACGATTGACCATGGGTCAAAGAAGGTACGCGCCCATGTAGACTTACCACTACCCGGTAGTCCCACTATGACGAATAGTCGTGGCCTCAGGCGCTCAATGGAGGAAAGCATAGATCCCGTCCCTCACTTCCTCGACCGCCTGTCCCCCGTTCTCCCATCCCAGACGGTCCAAGATCTCGTCCAGAGTGCGATACCAATGCTCTAGATCCTCTCGGGTTGGTCCACTAGGGGTAGCGGTGACCCGTTGCGCACCGACCTTGCTGCGAGGGGTAGGGAGAGCAGGATCGCCCTGCTGTTGATCAAAGCTACTCGTCCTCTGGAACGGGCTCGCCATCCTCGTCCTCCTCGTCCAGTAGACCAAGATACTGAGAAAGCACCATGTGCGAACGCTCAAGTTGTCGCGCCAAAGGGCTCTCTTTCGGCATGGTCAATCCCTGCCGGTAGCTTTCAGCGAGATCCATTGCTTGCGCGTTACCCAGAGCTACATTGAGAGCCCAAAGAGTCTCGTGCAGGTGGTGACGCATGACCGGAAGGTATTCGGTGGGATCGTTCTCTGGGACCCGCTTCTCCTCCGGCTGGTCATCCCAGCCCTTGTCGGGATCGTTGATGATTGCGCTCGCGTGTCGTGCCTCTGGCTCGTCCATTTACCTCGCCTCTCCGAAGATCAGGTCTGGCGTCCATACGTCGCCGTTCTCTTTGCACTTGCCCTGCTCGTAAGGCTTGATCACGCGCTCGATGAAGTCCAGCTTCGCGCCCTCGATTGACCCAAGTACCTCGGCAATCTGCTGATAGCGCAGTCCGTGGACTGACAAGTAGCGTTCGATCGTCTGCTGAAGAACGTAGGTGAGGTCACCCGCGTTTGCGGGTGCCGCACCGTTGTTCAATTCCACCTTACGATCCCCTTTGATGTAAGGCATCAGATCCCGTGAGCCCTTTGTAGATCGCGGCGCGACACCTTTTTGAGGCTAGGGTAGTGAACGATCTCCAAGCCCAAGAGGCGGCTGAAGTACGTCTCCAATTTCGCCCCTTTGCTGTACTGCCAGCCGGGGAGAACCACGATGCCTTCAACGCCTGTGTCTCCGATCAGTTTGAGATCTTCGGAGAGTAGCGTCGCCCAAGAGCGTGGACCCGGCTCAGATCCATCCTTGGACGCGAGAAGCTGTGCGCGCTCAGATGGAATATCCATGTCCACAGGAAGGATGGCGTCAAGCCCTTGCTTGATCAACTCCTTCTGAGCGTTCAAGAACGCCGGGACATTGAACTTTGGGTGACCGCTCATGGGTCCCGCGATGTATACACGTTGTGCTTTCATGTTACCTCCTAGAGTAGCAGAAGCGCATTGGCCGCTGCTAGCATGATCGTCGCCGCGCCCACCTTAGGGTTACCTTCAGTGAACGCGACGACGCCGATTAGAGCAAACGATACGACAGCGATATAGGTTAGCGCTATGCGCACCCTAAGCCGCTTTCCTGGTCCTCTTCCTGCCTGGTTTCGCCGGAGCAGCTTTCGCCTCTACCGGCTCATCCGGAGGAAAGGGGCGATCGTCCGTGCCCAGATTGCGCAGAGAGAAGGCGAAGAGAGCGAAGCAGTGCCACGCGGCGTGTGCCAAGTGGTGCAGCCCCGATTCCTCGTCGCATTCCTCGCGGTCCCAGAACAGGTGTAGGTGACGCTGCATAGCGTCGTAGGACAGGCTCCAGTCATAGCCTCGCAGGTAGTTGAGGCGCGAGTACTTTTTGCGACCGAACCCACAGACCTTTGCGACCTCCATGAGGGCCTTCGGGTCGATGTCTCCCAGAACGGCGAGCTTCGATCCCTTTTCTCCCCCTGTGTTGGGGTCTGCTACCCGTACCTCCGTATTGTCAACGCTCATGCTGCTAGTGCCTCCTTGGGCCTTGTGGTGTAGTACCCGACCGTTCGGTTGGCGATCAACTCGCCGTCCTTGTTTCGTTTCGTCGGAGGCTCAGTGAGATCTTCGACTAGCCGTAGGGACTCGCAGGCGTCGCGCTTGCTGTGCTTGCGCCCACAGAGTTTGCACCATGTGTCTGCACGATCGGGCTTGTGCAGTGGTACGGGTGAAAGAGCGTAGGCAGCCTTGATCCACCAAGGGATCAAGGGATTGGTGTAAAACGACTCCTCTTGCTCTTGGTTGAACTGCGCTTGCTCCTGCTCCTGGACTTTCTCGAAGTCACCGAACGGGATGATGGAACTCTTGCGTTTCCTCATGTCGTGGTGATGCTGATGAGCAGGTTGTGTTTCATTGCTACCGCCAGGATAGCATCTTCCGCCTCGGCCTGCGCATCAGGTGAAAGCGTCTCGCCGGTCTGGTCGTAGAGGACAACACAAACGGCGTTGCGCTTCTGCTGGTAGCCCTTTGCCTTCTTGCTCTTGCCACCTTTGTCTGCTATGAGAGAGGCCATGCCACTCCTTTACTTCGGCTTTTCGCCCAGATGGGCCTTATCGGTACTGCTGATCGCGCCACAAGAGCGCGCCGTTGACGTACGTGGCGTTCTCGATGCGGAAGAACCCATCGGGATGCACCGTCACCGTCGTGAAGCCTTGCTGCCAGTCGGGTAGTGGCGTGAAGTTAGGCCACTTGCGACCCTTGTGCGGCGTCTGATCGACTCGGCACATGCACCCAGCCTCAGCCGCAGTCAAAGTGGTAATCGCACCATCGATGTCGTGCGTGGTCTTGTAGATGATGGACTGACGGTGGGTATGTCCCACAATCACGCTGTAGCCAAGATGCTCAAGCGTTGCCAGTGCAGAGACACCAGAGCCCTGGCGTGCAATCCACCCGTGACGCACAGCCAGCTTGTGGCTGAGGTTGATCTGTGCCAGATCGTATGAGCCCTCTGGATCGACATACTCGATCCCAAGCTCATCCAGGCGGAGCAAGAATGGCAGCCCAAGAGCGACTGCACCTTTTTCCTCTGGCGAGTCGGCTTGCTTCGCTCCGTAGAGTGGCTGCACAGACGGCTTGTCCAAGACGATATTGCGCAGGCGCTCATCATGGTTACCGGCGAGCTTGCGAATGCGAGCATCCGGTGCCGCTAGTCGAACACCGCGCAGAAGATCGTAGCCGCTCTGAGTACACTCGTTGACGGTTGCCGTGTTCTCAGGGTCGAGGCGATGGCGGCTGATGTCTGGGTAGTCAACTGTGTCGCCCAGGAAGGTGATCTCGTCCGGATCGTTCTCTTCCAGCCAGCCGCAGAAGAGGTAGTGAAGGTTCTCGTCAAAGAAGGGTGCCTGCTGGTCCCCCGTGACGACGATGAGTTGAGTACCTTTCGTAGATGCTCTCTTGCGTGGCGGTGCGACCCATCCATCTGAGCGCGCGGCGAGAAGCTGTAGCTCCGGGCGCTTACGTCGGAGATTGAGCTTGGCCTGGTGATAGGTGACCATGCCCTCGTCTGCGCTCGGCCCGTCCCACTCGTTGATCGTGGCACTGTCGATGACCCACTCCTCGGGATCAAGTCCGCGCTCACGGAGCATCGCATCAGGGTCGTCCATGGTGGCACCCCTGCGAGCAGAAGAGGTAATCTCCCCCTCGTCCCCCGAGATCTTGTAACCCGCGTTCGCCGCTTTGTTGTAGACCTCTAGCCCGTGGCGTTTGCGGAACCTGCGAATCGACTTCTCAGTCGTCTCGAATCGATGCTTCGAGGCCCACAGAGCCTTCACGATGGAAGCGTTAGTCTCACCCTTCCCCATCAACTCCTTGATGAAGCCTACGATCGGCTCTTGGTCAAGCGGACTTTGGCTCTGCGATGTCTGATTGCTCACTTGGGTCTTCATCCTCGTTCGGTTTAGATTCTAGGGCTAGAGAGTCGATGATCGAGTACTTCTTGTGTTCACCTGGTTCGATCTTGACCTGACGCTTCATTGGAGTTTCAACGATGTACTCTTTACCACTTGCTGTCTTCTGAAGCTCTTGGTTGGACTTTAGGACGAACTGCTCTTCCGGCTCCGCCAGTGTAGCATCCTCCTCTGGCTGCTGTGCGGACGCCGCGAGTGTAGCAGCTAGTTCCTCAGCGATGCGTGCCTGGTAAGTAGCTGCGTGCTTTGGCCACTTGCCATGCAGATCCTTGAGCGCTTTGCGTGAGATGGTCGCTAGATCCTTGCCCCTGTAACGATCCTCCAAGTAGTCCACGAACGCCAAGCCCAGATCCGGGTTCTCGTCCAGGAAGGCGTCGATCTCTGAGCCCTCCGCTACGCTCAGGCGCGTGACGCCCTCGTTGGATGTGTTGTAGGTCAAACCAGGGCGACGCTCGTTGCTCACCTGTGGTACGGTACCCGCTGGTCCTGGCTGCATCGGCGAGGTAGCGGGAGGTCCGCCACCCGGAGGCGCTGTGCCTGGACCAGAGCCTAGCCCTGGGGGTGCGGGCGGCATTACGATCCCTGCTCCTCCAGGACCCGCTCCTGGGCCTCCTGGGGGCGGTGCGCCGCCTGGTCCTCCCGGAGGCCCACCTGGGGCTCCTCCGCCCTGCATAGCGCCCTGTGGCGCTCCGCCGCCTGCACCTGGACCGTGGACCAAGACAGACTCACACTCTGCCTTGAGGTCAAGCGGCACTGGCAGACCTTTGACGGTGAGCGCATAGTACGTCTCCATCTTGGCCTGCTGCTGCGCGATGGTCTGCTCCTTCAACTCAGTGTTGTACTCGTTGATCTTGTCCTTGTACTTCCAATCCACACCAATGAGTAGGTCGGCGTTTGGAAGCGGTACACCCATCTGACGTAGCTCCATGAGGAACTGTCGCTCGGTGGCCTCGTCGCGCAGGTCGAAAGTGGCAAAGGTAAGATCCGGCACAAGTAGCTTCGGGACCTCCTTGACCTGCTTGTTACCTTCCTCGTCGTAGACAACCACGCGCTCGAAGATAGGAACGCGCGTCTGGCCCTTTTTTTCGTAGTCCTGGTGGCCTTGCGCCTCCGCGACAACAAGAGCACGCTCGCGGTAGTGTGACTTGAGCATGTTCTGGAACGTCTTGAGGATCTGATTCATGAACTCAGCTTGCAGGGCGCTAGAAGCGTATGGCTGTGAATTTGAACCTGCTGAAAGCAGCGAAGGATTGACACCGAACACCTGCATGATGCGACGCTCGATACGATCGAAATCGTCGCCCAGGCGTGGCATCTGCTCGCGCCCAAAGACAGATGTGATGTCCAGTCCGAAGTGATGGACCATGAGGCGGAAGTCAGACGCGAGTGCGATGTCAAGATCGTCACGTACGGACTCAAGCTCAGCAGGCGTCGGAATCCAAGGCGGCAGTCCCTCGCCCATGTCCATGATTCCGAGCTTGGCGAGGATCAACGGTGAGTACAGACGCTCGGCGATAGCTTCCTGTGAAGCGAGAAGCTTTTCCTCGTAGAGCAGGGTACGGAGGCCACGGAGAAGAATCGGGGTGCCGTGGTCGTCCCAGTTGTTCATCTTGTTGGCCACCTGGCGGATCATCACCGGGGAGATCGGGATATGCTCGCCCTTGAGGAGGTACGGGATCAAGTCCGCGTAGTGCTCCTGGAGCATGTACCACTCACGCGCAGGGCTCTTCGTCTGAGCGATGCGGCGCAGATAGTCGGGTGGGACGATCTTCAACTGCTGCGTGTTGAGGAATGGGAAGTTGTCGATCACCACATCCTCGGGATTGATCAACTCCTCGTGCTCCCAGACGCCAAGATCCTCATCAAAGGAGCCGAGTGGGAATGCCTCCCCAACGCACCAGTACTCGCGCCCCAGCGAGACGAAGAAGTCGTCGTACTGGAGGTTGCGCATGAAGATCTCCTCGTAGATGTCTGTGAGCGCGTGGTCCTTGCATTCGAACTCCATGCCGATCAACGGGAAGCGCGTGAAGATGTCGATGAGCGTCGGCACCAGGTAGTGGGTCGCGTAGTACAGGCGCAGCCACTTGTGGAGCTTATGACGGTGGCCCTCGTCCGCGACGTTCCACGGGAGGCCCGATAGGTCCCAGTACTCAAGGGGGTCGTAGAAGCGCGGGATCGCGTTCTGGGCGTCCGTGCCGCTCGGGCTGATGCTAGCCCCCGTGCGCTGCATACGGCGCGAGAGAGTGCGTTTGGAGTCCATGGCCTGGATCTTGGCCTGGTTCTCTTTGAGCATGCGCTGAACCTCCGGTGAATGGAGGCTGTCGCCTGTGATCGTTTTACCTACGCTGTAGGAGAGATTGTCGAGTCCTACGCCCGCTGCCTTCTGGATGGCGCGTGTTTGTGTTACGGCCTCGCCGTATGACTGTGCTGCTCGACCGGAGTGGCGTGGTAGGACCAGCCCGTTGCGGCGCAGTCGCGCCAACTCCGCATCCAATCGTTGCTGATCATAGTCCGCCATTGCCTATTATCTCTTTGGTAGCGCCCCACTTGGAGCCCATTCAGAGACTCACTATATCAGGTGTGAAACGCGCTTGATGGTTGATGCACTCACAAACCCGGCACGGTCGGCCTGTGTGCTGCTGTTGATGACAGGAATTTGCACGCCCTCGATGTTCTGTCCTTCTTGGGTGCGCTTCATCATTTCGCCCTGTTTTTCCTGTGCGGCTGCCATTGCTGCCTGCGGTGGAGCGCCCTGTGCAACTGCGCGCTGATAGGTGTACTGGGCCGCAGGGTGCATACCCTCGATTTCCCCTTCGTACGCAGATGGGTTGTACGGCAGTGCAGTCTCTTTCTGCGCCACGGGAGCGCCCTCGGGCGGCATAGACACATCGGCTGAGTGAACACTAGCGCGTGCGCTCATGATGGGTTCTTCATTGCCGCAGTCGGGGCACACAGCGCCTCTCTGACCCTCGAAGGTGCTCATAGCGTGGCCGCAGTTGCCGCAAGCCTGTACGTTGCCCCAGGCAGGTGCCTGGCGCTCGTTAGGATGAACATGCTCTTGCTGAGTAGGCGTAGGCGTGTACTGGGTCGGGAATACGGGTCCGGCCGTGCGTGAACCCATAACGCCCTCCCAGCGGATAGGCTGCTGCTCATGCCCGCAGTGAGGACAGTTCAAGCGATGCTCGACCACGAATGGTGCAAGCTCTGCGCCGCAGTGGGTGCAGGGAAGAGTCTGCGGGTTACGGGTAGTGGGAGGTACAAGCAGGTCGGGGTTGTGCTGAGCCGGTTCTGTAAGAACGTCGGCTTGCTTGCCAAGCCCTAGCCATTCGTCACGAGCGGCTTTGTCAAAGCGACGAGGCATTACGCCTCCAAGGACTCTGACTTGACAGGATCAGTCTGTCCGCCGTCGCCGAACGTTTTGGTGTGAGGAGCCATATCTTGGTTGTTACCGGCGAAACCGGCATCATCGAGTCCCTTACCTGTCGGTAGAGTCTCGGTGGTGGTCAATGACCAAATCTCCTCTAGATTATGGGCGTCTCCTGGAGGTCCCTCATTCTCTTTAGGCATGACCTCCGTGACATCCTTCTGCACGGTCGGGTGGCGCTCACTGGGGACATCGATTGGCTTCACGCTCTTGGGCGTCCAGCGCTTCTTGTCCATCTTGGGAGAAGGTCCCGCTAGACCCGTGTTGCCCTCAGGAGCGGCCGTCTTTGCCTGCTTCTCTGGCGGCGTGTGCATGTCAGGATTGATCAGTTGCAAAATGCCATTGGGTCCGATCTTGGCCCTTCCCGCTTGGATCAGTTGACGCTCATGCTCAGTGAGATTGTCCTCGCCGCTGCCACTCGCTGGCTCAACAAGTGCCGCTTGGACAAAAGGGTCAGCACCAGCGGTCTTGGCCGCAAACTCTAGCGAGTCGTCTCCATCATCGTCGTCAGAGTCATCGTCCTTTTTCTTCTTGTCCTTCTTCTTGTTCTTCTTGGACTTAGGCTCCTCCTCTGCACTCTCCTCCTCGTCGCCGTCATCCTCTAGCCACGGGGGCTTGCCCGCTGCGCGGTAGTGGGCGTGAAGTGTCTCGATGAGACTATCTGGGTCGTCGTGACCGACCTCGTTTGCCGCCACACGGACAATGCCTGCAAAGTCGTCAGAAACTAGGTCGTAGCGCGCATCGAATTCCTCCGGGCTGCGAGAGGCAGCTAGGAACTTACCAAGACGAGCGTCAAGGCGATCACGCGAAAGGACTAGAGCCTTGCGTGAAGCCACACGAGCGTCGTGCTGGTCTGAAGCGAGTACTTCGAATATGCCGGGAGTAGCTGTCATGATTACAGGAAGAGTGCGTCGTCAGGAACCTTCGAAGCCTTCTTCTCTTTCTTGGCCGTCTTCTCAGCCTTTTTCTTGGCCGTCTTGGTGCGGTCCTTCAACTCTTCGCGGCGTGCCTGCTCAACTTTGGCTAGGAACTGCTCGCGGTATGAGTCAATTGCGTCGCCCTGGTAACCGGCGGTCTTGGAGACGATGTGAGAGAGTGCCATCTCGCGGGTGATGCCCTGGTCAGAGAGCGCTCCCGTGTCGAGATCGATGACGAACTGCCCTGGACCCTCAGCAAGTAGACGATCGAAGTCTTGGCTTGCACTTTCGGCGATCATCTCGTTGACTGTCTCATCGAGCCATGTACCATCGCCATGGCCGAGTGAAGCCTGCTCTACTGCGCCTGTCTTGAATGGCGCTGGCGGAGCAAACGCTTCTGCGTCTGCTAGCTGTAGGTGAGCAAGTGCCTCGCGGACCTCGCGCTTCTCGTGCTCAGCGGCAATGACGATATCTCCGCCTTTGCGCTGATCCTCGTAAGATGCGTGACGCTGGAACTCAGTAGCCGCAACGACCAACTGGTCGAGGGTGTTGATGCGGGCAGCCAATGACTCGCGTGTGCCCTCTGGCGTCTCGTTGAGTGTACCTTCAAGATACTCAAGCGCGCTCTCGGGAGCAGCGGCCTCAACCGTCTGGTACTCGATCTCCTTGTCGTTCCCGGCGTGAGCCTCAAAACGAGCGATGCGTCCGTTCTCTAGACGGACGGTGATTAGCCTCTCGCCCCACTGGCCGCTATGGTTGCCAAGGATTTCACCTTTGAGTCCATTAGGTGTGACGATGTGAGTGGCGCGAGACTTCTTCTGCTCAACGTCCTTGGTGCTGCGGTCTAGGGAAAGGTTCTCAAGGTACTGTAGTGCCGACTCCTCAACCTTTGCGAAGACGGTGCCTTGAGCGATCAGTTGATCCTCATAGAAGGCGAGGATCGTGTTACCTTCACGAACAAAAGTGGGCGCGAGCGTTGTCATCACTCGTTATGACGCAGAACCTAGAGTTTTGTAAGCTCTTACCAGCGGGCTCTATTACTTCGGCGACTGCCCTTGCTGCGACCAAGTGAGCCACGGGTGGGACTCTGGTATTCCAGTTGAGCTTTGCGGAATTTGTCAAACTCGTACTGGTCGAGGTTTGGCGGCGCTCCGCCAGGGCGCAGACTAGTACCACTGAAGCCGATTCCGTAGCCTCCCTCGGCGCTTCCAATCACGGCGCTATGGGACAGTCGCTCGCGCGTCCTGTTAGCAATCTGGTTGCCGATGAGGGTGTTGATGCACTCGGCTACGCAGTCGGCCATATCCTTGGTCTGCACGGGTCCGATTTCCTGCTTATCGACACGCGGGAACTTGCTCGTCCCTCCCTGAATCTGCAAGAACTTCAACTCCTGAGAGCACCAGCGTGCGTCCTCTGTGTCGTTAGGTGCATGGATCAATTTGGCGTAGATGGAAGTCTTGCAGACCTCCCAACGGTGCCAGTTCAATTCCGCTGTCGCGGGCTTGATGTAGACGCGCGTCGGGATATTGCGTTCGTTCAGTTTTTCGGTGAGTTCCTGAACGGGCTGAGATGACTCGTGCTGATCGAAGGTGATCTCGAACGGGAAGAAGAATTCGGCGTATTTCAGAACCTCCTCCAAGATGGTCGGCCAGCGGATGACTTTGCCTGGGAATTTCTGTGGCTGCCAGCGCTTGATCAAATCGAAAACAACGTGCTGCTCATCAATGCCCTTCCAGTCTGGGATCATCTCGGTGTGTGCGATAGCGAACCCGAACCCAGCCGTGGTACTTGACGGGTCCAGGTGGAACTTGTACCGGAACATATTGGTTGCGTCTTTACCCGCATTTGTAGAGAATGGCAGGAGGGTCAATTTAGGTATCTCCGGTGTGTCAGAGTGCTGATCGTACACCCATTCGTGTGGAAGGCCCGCGAACATTTCATCGATGCGGCGCGGTTCCATATAAGCGTCCGTGACCTCGGCGAATTTACCACGGTACTCAACCTTGAACCCCTCAGGGTTGGCCTGCTCTTCAGCGCGGGCAGTGCGGATAAGCTGCTTGTCTTTTTCTGTCCACATATCCTCGCCCTGCTCATCCTTCTCATCAGGGTCCCAGTCAGGTGACGCCATGAGGACAGATTTGAGCTTGGCTCGGTTTTTGGCTTTTTGGTAGCCTTCATAGAGTCCCCACGAGGGGAACTGGATGACGAATAGACGAGGTTCACCGTTGCGGTCGCGCAGATCGAATCCGTCCTCCATGAGGGGCGCAGGCTCGTCCACGGGGCGGCGCGGATCGAAGGGAAGCAGACCCTCGACGTACTTTTCGTAGAAGAGCCCGATCTTCGTGTAAGGTGAACTGTTGAGGAAGGCGAGGCCATCGACGCCGAACTGACCAAGTGACGGGTTCGCAGCTTCGTAGATCTTGTTAGGCGAGGACTTGGACTCGCCGGGGAGCATGAACGCGATCTCGTCAATGCAGTATGCCATCATGGCAAGACCACGGATGGTACCGGCGTTAGCAGCCATGGCGTTACCGCGCAGGCGTGCGATGTCTTTCTGGATGCGGTTGCCTTTGCTTTTCTCCTGCGCGATGCGGCGAAGGTCTGAGTTTGTCGCTACGCGGATCTCCGTCTCCAAAGACTTGACGATGTATGGATCAAAAGCTTTACACGTCTCGATCGTTGACGAAAAGTCGGCGTACTGTCGGCCTTGAGCCTGTTCCTGAGAACCAGCGATACATGAGAAGTAGATCTCCTTCTCAGGAGCAATACCGTAATGCGCGCCCGGATCTTGTAGCTGTAGGGTGGACCACATGACTTTCGCCATGGCGACCCCGGTGCAGAATCCCTTGGAACTACGACGACCGCCGACAAGGGCGATCTCGCGGAAGTGTGGATAGCCTGCCTCGCGGAGCCATTCGACGCGCTCGCGGACATTAGGGGAGATCACGAAGTCGTTGCCGTTACGTCCGCCTTCGATCCAAAAGGAGAGAATGTCCTCCTCCTCGCCCGTTAGCTCCTCCAAGAAGAGCGTCTTGAGCAAGACGCGCTGGCTAGGGTACAGGTTTTCCCCGCAGTAATCCGATGATTCGGTGAACTCCTCGATACCAACGCTCTTGGGAGCCAACTGGTTGAGCGCTTGGGCTAGCAGATCCATCTACGTCTTCCTCTTATGTTTCCCCTTCTGCCCGTAGTAGTCCTCGTCACGATCTGTGGCGTGCTGAACCTCCCATGTCTTCTTCTCATGGTCGAAGCCGTGCTTGGCGATAGCGTGGGACGGGAGGGCACCCGAGAACTCCACAACCGGCGGCTGCCCCTCAAAGATAGGTGTGGCGTCTACTGTGGCAAACACATGCAGCTTGGTGGCTAGTTCGTACTTCAACTCCTCTTCGAATTCGTCCAGAGCTTCTAGAGCCTCCTCTGGAGTAAAGAGACTATGGGGACCGAAACGACTGACGAATTTTTCGTGATACTTGTGACTGATGCGCACAGTCAACTCGAAGGCCGACTTGATTTCGTCGTCGGTAAGCTCCTGTGTGAGTACGTCGGAGAATTCCTTGGCACTCGAAACGATCCCGTCATCGACGGGCAATTGGGGTGAAGTTACAGACATTAGGCAAATGCCCCCTTTCTAAAATTACAGGCAGGATGTGCAGGCTGCACATTGATGTAGCCGTGCATGCCGCCTTTGGCGAGCGGGATCACATGATCAACGTGGAACTTGCCAATGATGAACTCCTCACA